CCTTTCGTAAAGAGTAAATCGCCTTGTAGTATGCCTGTAATACCTAATTTAGATAACTCTCTTAAACATACAATTAATTTTTGTGCTAATACACCATCGTGATTTTTCATTATATCACCAGTAGAATAATTTACTTTAGGTGTTACGTTGAATACTGACTTTGTACCAACAAAGAATTTTCCATTTTCAGGATTAATACCACAGATAACAGCAGGCGCACCGTCCCATTTAACAGTTACGTTAAGTCGGCCACCTATATGGCCTGTTAGCATTTTTTTGATTGACTTTAGAAAGTTAACGGCATCTTTACCGCCTTTTGAACCTCTATCTATAATAGAATCTTCTAAGTGTTCTAAATGGGTGTTCGTACCCTTTGTAATAAATCCCTTAAAACTAAACATCTTCCTCTCATATTTCCCATAAACAAAATCAAACTAACCATAAACTATATCAATTATTACTATTTATACTATATCACACTTCTATATGATTGTCAACTATTTAGCTATAACAAATTTACCAGATAATGGAGTTTTTGAAGATATATAAGAGAATATCGCTCTTAAAATATCTTCTTTTTTATTTTTACTTGATGAGGTAAAATAGTTATTTAATTCTCTACACACTATGTTCATAAAGTATATAGCACTTAAATTTCCAATATCTTTTTGAAATTTACTTTTTTGTTCTGGATTGCCATTGTATAATTTTAATCCTGTTTTTTTTATATACTCTGCTGCTATAACTTCAAACGTTTTAAAGCTATTATTAAATAGATTAATCATTTTAGTTCCAAAATTATTATCAACTGTTTTTATTATAGAACATAATATAGGGAATGATGCTATAGAACCACCTCTTGCTTCTGCACCCGTATATTTTATATCTATTTTTACCTCTTTATGTGGTTTCAATTGACCTACACTTGTATAGGCTAAATGTCTAATTTGCACCCAGCCTGTAGATATTTGAGATTTATAGTGAATGTAAATATCTCTTTGGCCTGTTTCGCTTGTGTATATTAATTTTCCAGTAGACCTATTATATGAAACTCCTTTTCTTTCTTCGTATTTTTTGGTAACGTTAGATCCTCCAACATTACTTATTTTTAATGTATTTAATTCTACGTCTGATTTATTTTCAACAAAATTTATTTTTAATAATTTTACATCAGACGTTGTTTTTTTTAAAGACAAAGGTAATAAATCTCCGCTATGTATAGATTTTGAAACAAATTCATTCAATTGAGCGAAGCTTAAATTTTGGTCTTTTAATAAATTTTTTATTTTTAATTTTGCATCATCAGAAGAAAAATAAATATCTGCAGGACACCATTTGTTTATATCGCCAAAGTATGTAGTGCCTTTTTGTTTTCTATAATTTTCATTGCAAGCTTTAAATAATACGGACATATTACTCATTACATCTTTATCTCCGTGTGCATAAAATAATTGACTCCATTGTGGTGCTTTTATTTTAGAAAATTTTGAATTAATTTCTTGCACATTTAATAGTATTTTTTTAGCTATCAATAATGAAGATAAAAACCAAGTTTTATCTTTATTTAAAAAACTTTTAATTTGAGTTAATGATACTGTTGTTTGTACAAATTTGCCTAATCCATCCTGCATTATCTTTGAATATTTGTCTGAAAAATCTTCAAAAGATAATTTACCACTAATATAATTATCCCATTCTTTTATTTTAGTTACACCTAAAATATCCGCTATATAACAAAAAAGTGCTTGAGATGCTTCTGCTTCTTTGGGTGAATCTGCCATTTATATATTTATAAAAGGCTACTTAATGTTATCGCAAAGAAATTTAGGTATACCGCCATTAGATTGCCATTGTCTATTAGCATTTTGAAAATCTACCAGTTTAGATATATCTTCTTCAAAGAATGATTGTCTTATGATTGTACCTGTTGGTTGTTCAATGGCCTGCCAATAGATGTCACCTTTGTTCTTAATCATCTTCTTTTCATATGACAATTGTTCACCTAGATGGCCAGGTCTCCTATCGTTTCTATGAAATCTTACTTTTTGTTTACTCATATTTTAAAATCCGAAAACTTATCATAACTTGTTTTTACTGGTATTTCTTTTTGGTTACTATCTACTATGTTCTGAGCATTGTTAGATACATCATATAATCTCATCTTAGCTCTATCTACACCTACAATAAAGGCACGATTGATAGATGGATCGTTATAACGATTCTTTAATTGTTTAATCTTCATTTGACCTAGTGCTTCAAGTTCTTCATTTGATATTAATGCAAACATAAAGTCGGCAGTTGCTGGAAGACCAAACGATTCAGAAGTATCTTCTAATCCAATATCTGTACTTACAAAACCTGTTCTTGTTGTTTGTGTTGCACTAAAGATTGGTAAGTTAAACTCAACTGCAAGACCTCGTAGTTCTTCGGCTATTGCCTTAATGAAGAAGTACGAAGAAATATTACCACCTTTAAATCTACTGCTTGAACATATATTTAGATAGTCAACAAAGATAACATTTGGTCTAAACGATTTCTTTAAAGCAAGTTCGTTAAGTAATGCTCTGAAGTGGCCAGCGTGTGCTGATGCCGTAGGATATTCTTTTATAATTAATTTACCAGCAGTCTTGTTTCTAATTTTTTCAATCTTGTCATCATACAATTGTCTAGGCATACTATGTAAATCGTCCATAGTTACATCTAATAGATTGGCGTCAATACGTTCTGCGATTCTTTCTTCTGCCATTTCTAAAGTAATATACAATACATTTAAACCTTGCGTTAGAAAACTAGAAGCACAGTGACACATAAACAAAGATTTACCAACACCTGTGCCGGCTAATGCAATGTTCAAAGTTTTAGGTGGTACACCGCCTTTTGTAATACGGTTCATATAAGATAAATCAAATTGATATTTCTTTTCTTTAGTATGGTAAAAATCAAATCTTCTTGTTGCATCTTCTATGTAATCGTGACCAATATGATTATCAAAAGAAACGGCCAATGCATCTGCAAGAATACCAGGTATTGCTTCTGGTGTAAGTTTAGGATCTTTCTTATCTAGTATTTTAATACCAGTCAATACTGCATTATGTACTGCACGGTCTTTACAAAACTTTTCTGTAGTATCTAGTAGCCATTGTAGGTCTACACTTTCATTTAATATTGTATCTAGTAAATCTTTTACTGATTTAAATTCATCTTCGTTTATATCTTTTCTCTGGCCTAGTTCTATAACAAGAGCTTCTTTTGTAGGTATGTTTTTATATTTGTTTACGAATATATCTATTTCTCTAAACAATAATCGTTCATTACGATTTGTGAAGTAATCTTCTTTACAGAAAGGTAAGGCCTTTCTAGTAAATGCTTCATTGAATATGAAATTACGTAATACTGTAATCTCTATTCGTTCATTATTTAAATTCAACTTTTCCATTTGTCAATTGTTTTTCTAATAGTTCTATTAATATATCGCCAATATAGTCTGTAAATTCTTGTGTAGATATATCTTTGTCATAAGGATTCATTACTATATCATATTTAAATCGCATAGGCAATGTACCATCTGGCTTTTCATCTTTAGCAAAGCCAACATCGCCATATTTAAATATGACTCCTTTATACTTTTCTTCTGTAAGTTTTATACAGGTAAAATCGTCTCCGTCTTTTTGAACGAATAGATATTTACTCGGCTCCGTAGAGGAACTTTTTCTTTGTTGTTTCATCTATCTGTTTTAATATTTCCTTTGTAAAATACTTTTCAGGTTCATCATTAATAGATTTACCAAACACTTTAGTGCCATCAGGTAACTCGTATCTTGTGGATACTTTTTTGAATATGCCAGCTTCTTCTGCAATTTCTAACAAACCATAATGACGGTCTAAACCTTCTTTATATGTTAGTCTTACATCTATTTGTGCATTTTCTTTTGTTAACCTTGACTTGTAGTTTTTACAGTGGATAATATTACCAATCACTTGATTGTCGCCGTCTTTTTCTTTGCGTTTACCAAGATAGATGATTGATGAGGCAGCGTATTTAAGACCAGAACCACCACCCATTTCTTTTTGTGGGTACATAGAACCAATTACGTCATATGTGTGGTTGGTCATTATCATTGGAACTTTTGCCCTGCCAAGTTT